TGAGTACCAAAAGCGTATTCGTTCCGAAGCAGCTAGTAACAAATCATGGGCACCTTTTGCAAACAACCTATATGTAACTTTTGATGAAAAAAACAACAAAGTTGTTGTTGGTGTTAATGGTACAGACGATCTTTTAGATAAAATTGCAGAAGTTGAGTATGGCACTGGAGTTGTACCACCTGCACCTTTATATCGTAAATTTACAACAGAGTCAGCCCAAGAAGTTCAGCTACTTGTAAATAAGTACAGCCGATGACTAACCAGGGATTCCTTCTTGCTGAAGACGCTGCAATTAAAAGGCGTTTATCAAACATTTCTGTTTCTGATGATCGAAATGCCACGCGTATTGCCAAGGTCTTTTTCCGCTACCCAGAAGGGGAAACAGAAAAAGAATACCCTTTTATAACAATTGAAAATGTTGGGCTACAACACGACAGATCTCGCCAGCTTTCTGAAACTAATTACTATTTTTCTAACGCTGCAGGTGCTTCTCTATCTCCAGATTATGTTAATTATTACCCTTCAGAATTAGATAATGCTGGCATGACAACGGAACTTGGTGCTGGCAATTTCCTTAAAATGGAATCATTTGTTCCAGTTATGCTTACTTATCAAATTTCTACGTATGCCAGAACTGCCCTACATGACAGGCAATTAACTTCTAAAATGTTACGCAGGGTAACCCCATTCCGTCGTGGGTTTATTGATGTTCCTGAAGACGGTACAATTCGTCGTTTTGATCTTTTGTCATGGGGTAACTCGGACCTTCTTGACGGAGAAACTGGGTATCGTAAGCGTATATTTAGGAAAGTGTACACAGTACAAATGTCTGCTGAGATGCCCACATCCGACCTTGCCGCAGTCAAGCAAGTTACATCGGTTGTTGGTAGTATTAATAACGCAGATAACGAGAATCCCACAATATTCACCCACTCGTTTTCGGAGGATTTTTAATGGCAACTTATACAAACCCAGGTGTGTACGTTAGTGAATCAACATTGGTTAACAACGTACAACGTGCAAATACGGCCCAGTCAGTTGCAGTCTTCATTGGCACTGCACCTCGTGGCCCTATGACCCCTACGTTGATTAACTCATGGAGTGGTTTTAAAGCCCTCTACGGAGATATCACGTTAGATAACGAGCTGGGTTACTCTGTTTACCATTACTTTGCTAACGGTGGTCGTGATGCTTATATCATCCGCACCTTGCACACCTCAGGTGCTGCCCCGCTAGCTCGTTCTGCTTCCTCATACATTGAGTATTTCCCGGCTGGAAGTGGAAGTAGCGTTGGTGCTTCAGTAATGTTTACCGCTACTGCAGCAAACCCCGGTGCATGGGGTACTGGTTTGACTGTTACTACTTCAAGCAGTCCCGCTGCCCCATCTAATGCAACTTCTTCATACCCAACGTTTAACGTTTCTGTAAAACTTAACGCAGTTGAAGTTGAAAACTGGAACGAAGTTTCATTAAATCCCGCAAACAACCGTTACCTCCTTGATGTAGTTAACACTTATTCAAAGTACATCACTGTTGCCTCACCTGCTGGAGCAACAGTTGGTTGGGCAATTAAGGAAGACCCGACTGCTGATATTTTTACTTTTAATGCTTACTCAACTCCTTTTGGATCTACTACAATTTCTGCCAGCGTAGCTACCAATGGTACAGACGTTGCTGTCGCAGATTACCAAGCTGCAATTACAAAGGTTGATGCAATCCAAGGTTCTTTGCTTCTCAATGCACCTGGACAAACTAACTCAAGTGTTGTTACTTCCTTGCTAAACACAGCAGAAGCTCGCGGTGATTCATTTGTAATCATTGACCCTGCAGCCAGTGGTACTACTCTTACTGGAGTTACTAGTGCTATTGCTTCGTATCCTAAGTCTTCTTACGGCGCAGTATATTACCCGCAATTGATTATGGCTGACCCAACAAAGACTGGTCCTGCTGCAGTGCGCAATACCTTCCCAGGTGGTGCTGTTGCTGGCGCGTATATTCGTAGTGAAGTAGCTCGCACGGTTGCAAAAGCACCTGCCGGTTATGATTTGGATATTCGTAATGCTTTGGGCCTTACTGCTTCGTTTACCGAGTCAGAAGCTGGTTCATTGTATGACACTCACAACGTTAACTTGTTTAAAACAATCCCAGGAGCTGGCATTGTAATTAACGGTGCTCGTACAATGAGCAAGGCTACTCCTGCAAAATACATCCCAATTCGTCGTTCACTAAACTACTTAAAGCAAGCACTTAAAGCAGAAACAGCTTTTGCAGTGTTTGAACCCAACGATGAGCGTTTGTGGACTCGCATTAACATGAACGTATCTTCGTTGCTTAGCGAATTTTGGCGTTCGGGTGGCTTAAAGGGCGCTAATGCTAACCAAGCGTTCTACATCGTTTGTAACAGTACTAATAACACGTCTACGACGATTAACAATGGGGAAGTACATGTTGAGGTTGGAGTTGCCTTGCAATACCCAGCCGAATTTATTGTCATCAATTTAAGCCAATGGACCGGTGGCTCTAACACCGTTTCGACCCTCTGATAGGAGATTTATAAATGGCACGTTCTACTGTTACCGATCCGGTTCGTAACTTTAAATTCCAAGTTTCAATTGTTGCTAGTGGCGCTCTTGGTACAGCAGCAAAAGGGCTAGACAAACTTGGATTTGCAGTTATGTCTGGCCTTTCTGTACAAAATGAAATGGTTGGATACCGCGAAGGTGGAATGAATACTCACCCACACAAGTTTATTGGTCAATCCGACTTTGCACCTGTTACTTTTAGTCGTGGTGTGTTTTCTGGTCAAGACCAAATGTACGCTTGGCAGCAGTTCCTTCATTCTTGGAACCAAGCTTCTAGCGGTTCATCAAGTGGTGAACTAACCGCAAAAGGAAACGATTATCGTTGCGACATCCTTGTAAAAATCTTTGATCATCCTATTTCTTCTGGTTCATACTCAAACCCAGGTGACGTTGACACTTCAAACATTGCTCCAGGAGATGCCCGCCTTGGTTTTAAACTTTTTAACTGTTTTCCCGGCGCTTATTCATTGAGCGACCTTAACGCGGCGGATAGTGGTTTGATGGTCCAACAAATGACCGTCCATCACGAAGGCTTTGTGGTAGCTTGGAACAAGGAAGATGTTGAAGCACTAGCTACATTAGGTGGCTAATTAACTATTAGGAGAAGTACTTGAGTACACAACAAGAAGCCAATTCGTTAAATCTAGCTATTTCGGATCCAGTACCATCTTTACAAGAACCAGAAAGCCCACTAGTTACCCTTCAGAGGGGCGTTATTGACTCCGAAACTGGAGAATGGCAAGTTGACGCTGAGGTTCGGGAAATGAACGGTGGCGACGAAGAGTACCTAGCTACCATTGAATCTAAAGGCAATATCACTTACGCCGAATACATGGCTGCTTTGTTAAAAAGAGCAGTTGTACGCATTGGCTCATGTGTTATTTCAGATAACCCAGCTATTTTGGACACCATCACAATTGGTGATCGTGACATCCTATTTCTTGGGGTAATCAAAGCTACCTATGGCTCTTCAAAGAAGTTTCAAGCAACTTGCCCAAATTGCAACAAGAGCAATGATGTAGTTATGAGTTTAATTGACGATTTTCCAATTCAAGAACCAAATGTAAATTTACGTTCTACAATTACCAAAACTCTTAAAAACGGTAAAGTTGTAAAACTACGTTTACCCAATACTGGAGACAGTATCCACGTAGGTAAAAACAGTACGTTATCTGCTGTTCAAAACACTTTGATGCTTTCTAGATGTGCTGTTTGGGATGAATCTGATCGCCCAGCTAACGCTGAAGATTGGGCTAAATCACTTAACGTTGCAGATCGTAGTATGCTTGTAAATGCCTTGCTTAGTGTTGAAGCAGGGCCCAAAATTGAAGGGGTGAATATCCAATGCGCCCATTGTGGGGGAGACATCTCCGTAATGCTTGATTGGATATCCCTTTTACTTGGTTAATCTTAAATACACTTATTGGGAATACGAACTCATAGCCTCTGTTTACAAAGGGTTTAACCTTACGGATTTACGGTCAATGACTGTCCGCCAACGGGACTTTTGGTTCCATATGGCAAAATGGAGAAGCAAGTAAGGAGGCATTATAAATGAGTAACAACTTATCCCAGTCTGGTGCTGAAGGTTCAATTGGCGGCTTTGGTAGCCGTCTAATGAAAGCTGTTGGTCAAGGCCTCTCTATTAATCCACAGTCTTTGTCAAGTGCAGACAAGAGTATTGATGCTCTCTTAGGAAGACTTAAAAAAGTACAAGCTCAACTTGACAGCATTAACAAATCTGCTGCTGCTGCTGGGCAAGCTCTTTCTGGGGTAAACACCACAACAGCAACAACCACCCAAGGTGCTGCTGGCACCAACATAGCTGGTGGACCCATCTCTTCTGGTGGTGGGTCTAAAGCAACAAAGATGATTAGCACTTTAAAAAGTGCTGGTTCAGAATTTTTGGGTATCGGTGGAGACCCTCTTGCAAAAGCAGCCTCTGCACTAGGTGTTCAAGGTTTTGCTAAAGCTAACCCTTATGTAGCTGCTGCTGCTGCTGGCACCAAAATGGCCAATATGGCTATTAGTGCAGCAAATAAAAGCATGGCTAACAACCGAGACTACACACTACAAGCAGACCGTACCTCAGTTTTATATCAACAAATGCATGGTTTAGACCAACTTGGTGTTAGTACTAAATACCGCATGCCATTAACCAATTACCGCCTTGGTGCTGGTGGTATTGAAGACATCATGGCTATGGAATCAGCAACTGGCATTAGTGGTGTTCAACAAGCCTCCAGTATTGAAGCCATGCGTACTATTAGTGGGTATGGATTGAGCACTGGAGATGTTACTGGGATGATTAGCAACCTTGCTAGCCCTGGAACTGCCAATCAAATGTTTATGATGGGTGGTATTGGTTTAATTGGTCCTGGTGGAAAACAAAAGTCAATGATGGAAGTAATGAAGAGCATTGTAAAAAGTGCTGGACTTACTAACAAAAAAATGGTTGATTCTGCTTTTGCTCCAGGTTCTGTTACCCGTTCAAAATTAAAGCAAATGGGTGTCCCTGAGTCAATGGTTACTCAAGTCCTTCAATACGCTAAAGAAAACCTTACCTATAAAGAAAAAGGCGGTAAGGGCCTGTATGACCCTAGTGTAAAAGCCCAACGTGAAACTATGGGTATTGAAGGAAACTTTGCTACTCAAGTAGAAGAAACGCAACGGTTAGAAACTAAAAGAAGTGAAAATTACTCCCGCAGGCAAGTAGACAACTACGCTGAACTTGAAAAACAAACACAAAGCCTTACAAAAATGTTTGGTGCTTTGGAAGACAAGCTTTCAGGTTTAATTGGTGGCATCGGTTCTCAGAGAATTGCAACCTCTATTTTTACTGGAGCAACAGGGTTTTTGGGTGACCCTCCCAATGTTCAAACTGGAGGTACTAAACCTGCTGTTTCAAACGCTAAAAAAGAAGTTAAAAGTAGCAACAAGAGCGACGACAGTATTTACGTACCAATTGAAGGTGCTGGCCGTGTTTCTATTTCAAAACTTAAATCACGTGAAGATTTTAAAAAAGTACACCCAAAACTACAAGAACGAGTACTTGGTCTACTACGAGCCCACCCAGAAGTTGGGTATGGTGGTGGGTACAGAGATGACGATTTCCAAGAAGTTTTGTTTAAAAACAACTACAGCAAAACGTCTTTGTCAAAAGCTGAATATGACGGTTTAGACGCTGCTTCTAAAAAAGATTACAAACAATGGGGTGGCACTTACTGGGTTAAAAAAGCAGGCGGGCATGATGTTGCTGCTCCTGGCCGCTCTATGCACAAACTTGGGTTAGCAGTTGACTTAGGAAGTTCTAAAGCTGCAGAAGACGCAATTCGTAAATTTGCAGCAAACTATCAATTGCGACATGCTGGTGCTCGTAATGAAGTCTACCACGTAGGCCCTTCTGACCTTCCAGAGTCAAGAGAAACATATGAAGCACGTGGTGCAACATGGGGGTACGGCACAGATGGTCCAACCCCTAAAGATTCAAGTTCGGATGCTGGTTCAGTAGGTGCTACACCTATTGCAGCCAGTGGCTCAGGTGTTAGCGCCTTAGAACCTTCCGCTGCAGAAGGTTATGGTTCGGCTGGAATGGAGCACATGCCTTATCAAACAATTTCTACAAGAGTTGCTGCTGATGTGAGTGGGTCAATAAACGCTAGCAGAACACCTTCTATGGCTATGCCAGCATCTTCGTCAATCAAATTAGGGGATCCAGATCCAATTCAAACTCTTGAAACAACCAGAATGATTAGATCAAACTCTGGTCAAGGTGGGCAAAGCGTTTCAGTAGTAAAAAGCGGAACTACTATAAATTTAAGTCCAACCATAAATATTTCTGGTGCTGGTTCAAAAGCAGATTTAAAAAAGATTGCAAATGAAC